CATCGGCTTAAAGGTAGTCCTGCGGAAACCTCTGCGGAAGTGCTGGCGAGGGAAAGACCGAAAAATAACGCACGAGGAACTGGCATCGTTCACGGGCATTACGGGGCGCACAAACCAAGAGGCGCGAGACGCCTTGCTGTTGGCGTGGGTGGAAGCAGATTTGCCGATTAAAGTTAAAACCCGTTAAATGCTTGCGTGATAAGCATTTAATTCGTATCTTTGTGGCGATATAAGACTATCGCCATGATAAATAATAGTATTATTCAACATTTCAACCCGTTCGGTACGGGAGTATAGAACGGAATATTTTTTAGACAATGCCGTAATTACAAGATAAAGGGTTAATTCAAGTTGCGAAAGCCAGCGGCCAAGGCCATAAACCGATGACGGGCGGGAACAGCACCGCCACAAGCCCGCGGCGCGGCGTGCCGTTAGAATAAGACGCCGTAAAAACCCAAATAACCTTGCACGAACGATGGGTGCGATTCCCACGGCGGGCACTGACATAATCGGTTAACTCATATATTTGTTTTAGATGTAATAGGATGATTTAGTTTTACCCAAGCCCGCTGTGAAGTTCGCTTGTTCTTTAGAAACAATTTAATAACGAGATATATGTATGAAAAAGTAAACCCGAAACACCCAGACAAAATCGCCGACCGCATCGCAGGCGCGTTGGTGGATTTGGCGTACGACAAAAAGGAGAATCCCCACATTGCCGTGGAGGTGCTCATCGGCCACGGAAAGTGCCACATCATCAACGAGACGGACACGCCGTTGGATAATGAGGACGTGCTGGCAGCCGTGAAGAGAATTACGGAATCGGACACTATTGCGGTGGACTACGTGGAAGTTGCACAAGACCCTATCCTCAACGAAAATCAGTCGGTCGGAATACGTTGCGGTGACAACGGCATCTTCAAAGGCTGCCCCGTGACAAAAGAGCAGAAAGAGCTGGTGATGGCCGCGTACGGGCTGTATGACTTATGCAGTAGTGACGGCAAGTACATCCTCGATGGCAAGAGGCTTATAGTTTGCCAGTCGAAAGTAAATGCCGATAAGCGTAGAGAGATAGACCGCTGGAATAAATTGCGCTACGATATAGAAATGAATCCGCTCGGAGACTGGACTGGCGGAACGGACGTTGACACGGGTGCGACAAACCGCAAACTCGGAAGCGACATGGGCGACGCCGTAACGGGCGGAGGACTGCACGGAAAGGACTTGTCAAAGGCCGACGTGTCGGTTAACTTGTATCTGCACAAACTGGCGCAGGAGGACGGCAGGGTGCACACTGCACGATGCACCATCGGCGACATCGTGGTCATGGTGGACGGCAAGGGCGTTTCCTTTTCGCGAATCGTGAACGAAGCCCGCGATTACATCAATGACAACTACGACGGGATGTTTGAGAATTTAGCCGACTGGGGATTGGTTGACCCGTACGTGATTTAACGCCCACCAATGAGAAGAAAGAGGCAGGAATCAAAGATACAACACCTTTGCGGGGAGTGTCGGCACGCCGTGCCCGTGCAACGCTTCCACACATTGAGCATACAAGGCCGACCCACCCTTGCAAGGTGTCAGTTCTCGCCAGAAAGGTGTAGACTTTTATCGGAACAAGCCTGCCAAACGCATTTTAAAGCGATTTGACGGGCTTTTGCATTGTAGGGTAATAAAGTGCCTACATAGGCAAAGAAAACGAGGCAGGCGAAAAATTTAACAAAAATAAGAAATAACAAAGTAAGCATGAAAACGGAGAAATTAAAGTTGGGGCAAATCGCTCTCAATGAACGAAACCCAAGAACAATCACGGACGGCAAGATGCAGAAGTTGATAAACTCAATTCTTGTCTTCCCGAAGATGTTGTCAATGCGACCAGTCGTTATTGACGAGGCAAACGTGGCACTCGGTGGTAATATGCGTCTCAAGGCTTTGCAGGCTATCAGCTAAATGAGCGACAAGGACATCGCCGAAAGGCTGGCAACGCTAAAGGACTACAACGAGCGCACGGGCGGCGAGCAGGCGACACTCCTTTCGTACTGGACTGGCTGGCTTGCCAACCCGATAGTAGAGGTCGTGCAGGCTGCAACGCTTACCGAGCGCGAGAAAAAGGAGTTCATCATCAAGGACAACGTGTCGTTCGGTCAATGGGACTGGACCATGCTTGACAAGGATTGGGACACGGCTGACCTCGGAGACTGGGGAATGGACGTTTGGACACCAGCCCCGACGGAATGGAGTGGAAACGGAAACGGGGGAGGAACGGCTGGCGGAACCGAATCGCCCGTCGGTGGTGTGCTTCCGCCCGAATTGCAGGGGCAAGACCTCACGCCCGAAGAGTTGCCGAAATTGCAGGGCGATAACGAAACCGCAAACGAGCGAGTTATCATTGTGTACCCTGCTGACCGCGAGCAGGAACTTGCCGACCTGCTGGGGCTTGAGAGTATCGAAAAAGTTGTGTATTCTATTGATGAATTAAAATGAGGTTGTACCAAACATTCGACAAAGAGCGTTTAACCGAGATTGCAAGACTGGCGGACAATAGGCAAATCATTAAAGATGTAAATTACGCCGCCTTTCTCGTTTTTCACGGGGCAAGGAACATTTATTGTGAATGGTTTGAATCAGCCTTTATAATAGGTCAATATCAAAAGAAATGCTTTCGAATTATCGGGTTATGCACGACGAAAGAAGCCCGTGGGCGCGGCTATGCGAAACTCTTGTTGGCGCGTGCAGAAAAAGCCGCGTTGACGGGGGGGCTGCAACTCATAAGGACAATAAGTCTTTCGGGCGCAGACTTCTATGCAAAGCACGGATTCGACGTTATTGGAATTAAACATGGTGACTATATACTTGAAAAGAAACTAACTTAAAATGCCATATTATCAAAGCCCAAGATGGTCGGCGGAGATAGCGGATTGCTCAATGCCGATGACGTTCGACACGTACAATAATTGCGCGTTCGGCTGTATGTATTGCTTTAGCCAGTACCAGCGTGCCATCGGCGGCGGAAAGGAACACTACCTCGGAAAAGACGTTCTATCCGTCAACCCCGACCACATCAAGCGGATGTTCAGCGAACCCGACAAGTACGGCGGCCAGTTCGCCGAGTACATCAAGCAACGGCGCGTTATGCAATGGGGCGGTCTTTCCGACCAGTTCGACGGCTTTGAACACAAGTACGGCGTTACGCTTGAACTACTCCGCTTTTTCAAGGAGATTGACTATCCGTTGTGCTTCTCAACGAAAGCAACGTGGTGGACGAAGGACGAGCGGTATATGGAACTTGTGCGCGGCCAGAAGAACTGGAATTTCAAGTTCTCAATTATCACGCTTGACGAAAGCAAGGCGCGAATCATTGAGCGCGGAGTGCCCACACCACGGGAGAGGCTGGATGCCATAGAGCGCATCGCAAAGGCCGAAGCGGGCGGCGCAACGCTACGACTGCGCCCGTTTATCATCGGCGTGTCAACGCCAACTTACCTCGACCTCATCCGCGAGGCAGGCAACCGAGGGGCAACGGCTCTTTCCACGGAGTTCTTTTGCGTGGAGCAGCGTAGCAATACATTAAAGGAGTATATGCCGAAACTTTCCGAGTTGTGTGGCTTCGACCTCATGGAGTTCTATAAGAAGTACAGCGTGTCGAGCGGCTACCTGCGACTGAACCGAAAAGTGAAAGCCCCGTTCATCTTCAATATGAAGAAAGCGTGCGAGGCTGTCGGGATGCGATTCTACGTCAGCGACGCACACTTCAAGGAATTGTGCTGCAACGGCTCTTGCTGTGGACTGCCCGCCGACTTGAACTATTCGCACGGGCAATTCTGCGAAGCCCTGCAAATCTGCAAGAAACGGGGCGAGGTGCGCTGGGATGACATCAAGGCGGATGTTGAAAGCCTGCATTCCGGCTATCTATGGGGTCGGGCGCAAGGGTATAACGCCAATAGTTCCGAGAAAAAAGCTCAGTTCTACGGGATGAGCATGGCGGAGTATATGCGTTGGTTGTGGAATAATCCGCAGGCAGGGCAATCGCCCTACAAGATGTTCGAAGGCGTTATGAAGCCGACTGGCAAGGACGAGGACGGCAATCTAATTTACACCTACGACGCGGAAAGGACATTTTAAAGACGCAGGGCGGTCTGAAATGTGGTCGGCCTAACAACTACCCACCGACAACAAGAAAGCCCGTTAAAACAAAAATTCGGAGAAAATAAGTATGCCAAAGGAAAGACAAACAAAGGTAGACCGCAAACGCATGATGGAAATGCGTATGCAGATTGTTGCTCCGCTTTGGCGCAAGAACTGGTCGGAGTTGGAGATACGCGACGAAGTGATGAAGCGGCTCAACCTTGAAACGCTTTCGTCGCGCACCATACACGAAGACATCCAACGGCTCTGCAAGGAGTTGAGGGAGGCGCGTATGGAAGACACGGAGGCGGTCGTGTCGGCGGAACTGCATCGCATTGACCTCGTAATCCGCAGCGCGTGGGAGGCATGGGAGGCAAGCCTGCAGGACACCGAGCAGAAGCGCACGAAGCGCAAGGGGCTTCCCGAAAAGGACGACGAGGGAAATGAAACGATAACGACGCTTTTCATTGAGCAGACGAAGGAAGAGAATATCGGGCGCGGCGAGCCGCGTTACCTTGACATCATACTCCGTGCCCTTGAAAGGCGTCAACGCCTGCTGGGACTTGACCGCGTGTCGCTCGACCTTTCGGGCGGCATAACTGCACAATTAGAGATAACACACGCCCCGTCGGGCTTCACTCCTGCATCCAGCGAGGACGAGGTAAGGCGGCGCGAGGGGATAACTGACTGATGGAACTATTTAGTGTAAACGACGAACTCTACGCGGCGAACTGCGACCCACGGGTGCGCACATTCGTCAATCAAGGCGGAACGTCATCGGGCAAGACCTATTGCCTGATGCAGCGTCTGATTGAGTTGTCTATTACACACCCGCGCTCCGTTGTCACGATAGCAGGACAAGACCTGCCAAACCTAAAGGTCGGTGCGATGCGTGACACGGAAACCATTATCGGGGATAGCCAGTGGTTGCAAGACTGGTTTATCTTCAACCGAAGCGGAAATTACCTACGCGGCAAGAATGGCGGTTTGGTTGAGTTCAAGAGTTATGCAGACGCGCAGGACGCAAAGAACGGAAAGCGCGACTACCTTTTCGTGAACGAGGCGAATGGTGTTCCGTTCGATATATACTGGCAACTGGCTATCCGCACACGCAAGCAGATATTCATTGACTACAACCCGACGGCTCGTTTTTGGGTGCATGACGAAATCATCGGCAGACCCGACACGCGGCTCATTATTTCCGACCACCGAGGCAACCGCTTCTTGACGGAATCGGAACACAAGCGTATAGAGGGCATTTCCGACCCCGAATTGTGGAAAGTGTACGCCCGTGGGCTGACGGGAAAGATTACGGGGCTGGTGCTGACGCGCTGGGATGTAGTGGACGCATTGCCGCCACGGGCAGAGTGGAAGATGAGCGCGTGGGGAATGGACTTCGGTTTCACGAACGACCCGACGGCACTGGAACACGTTGTGCTCGCGCACGGCGAATTGTGGGTAGACGAGGAGTTTTACGAGACGGGCATGACAAACCCCGACATTGCTGAACGTGCAAAGGGTGCAGGGCTGGGGCGCGGAGACCTTATCATTGCCGACAGCGAAGAGCCAAAGAGCATCCGCGAACTGCATAACATGGGGCTGTTCATTACGCCGTCCGTAAAGGGTGCGGACAGCATCGCCGTGGGGCTTGATATTCTACGGCGATATATGATACATTTCACGCGCCGTTCGCAGGGAATCATCGGCAACGCCAAGTCGTACCAATGGAAGCGCGACCGCGACGGGAAGCAAACGAACAATCCGCAGGACGGCAACGACCACGGCATTGACGCCATCCGTTACGTCGCCCTCGTAAAACTGAATGCAAGGCGGCAGGGAAGCGGCAGCCGTATTAAAATCGGGAGGATGGACTGATGACGGAGAAAACGACCTTTCGCGAATGGCTCGCCATTGTTCCGTACACGGATTTCCAGATGCGGAAGTTTTCTCGCCCGTACAAGGTGGGGAAACACGTCACGCCCGAGACGTTGAACGACTTGACCATCGGGCAACTCATTGAACTTTCCACGCCTGCCACTGGAAACGAATCGCTGTACCGCATACCCGAAATTATTTTGGGCATGACACGCAAGGAGGTTGCACGGGCGCGAGCCGTGGAGGTGGTGCGTTTCATCGGCTGGGTGACGGGCGAAGTGGAGCGGATAAACGGACTATTCAAGCAAGCAAGCGGGAAGCCTACCGAGATAGAACGTCGGGCAGGGGTGCAGAAACTCTCGTTCGGGCTGTTCGGGATGCTGGACTGGTACGCCCTGCGGATGGGGTACGTTGACCACGACGCGGTGCTCGAAGTAGGCTGGATGCGGATTTACAAGTGCATGGATATGGACAACAAAAAAGCAGAATATAACAAGAGATTGCAGGAGGAAATATTAAATGACAATCGACGAAAAAGTAAGGCGCGTCGCTGAAAACGCATTGCCAGAATGGACGTTTGTTTTCGACAACTGGGATGATGCCGACAGGACAATCAGCAAAGCACCGTTGCCAGCCGTTATCCAGTTGTTGCCGTTCGGTGGCACGCTGACGGAAAGGAACGGGCGGCAGAGGAACTCGCAGGATTTTAGCGTGGCGTTCGTGGATAAGGCGCAGAAAGACGCAGACGGCGACGACCAGTCGGAGGTTTATTCGCGGATGGTGCAGGCGGCGGCAAAGTTCCAAAAGGCACTCAACGCATCGGGATGGTTTGAGCCCGTCACGGAAGTGCGCTACACGGTTATCTACATGCAGTTGTCAACCATTATCACGGGCGTGTACATTGACGTGACGCTCACCGAACTTGACTGGAGGTGCGATGAAAGACTTTGACCCGCGCATCGGCAGCGAGATAGTGGCCGAGGAACTTGACGAGTTACGGAAGCGTATCATCGCCAACATGCAGCGCGAGGGAGCCGTGGCCACGGGTAACACTATCCGTTCGTTACGGGTGGAGCAAAGACCATTCGGGGCGGCTCTTATCTCGGCGCAGAGAATGCCGTTCGGCGTGCTGGAAACGGGTCGCAAGCCCGGAAACGTACCGCAACCCGTTATTCACGGCGTGCCCGTGGGATTCGCGGCAATTATTTACAGATGGATGCAGGCAAAAGGAATACACGCCACGGATGTAAGGAAACCGCCAAGCCCGCGATTCGTGGCGATGCAGAACGAGCAAGAAAAAGCCGACCGAAGCCTCTCGTTTGCCATTGCCACGTCAATTATGAAACGGGGCACAAAGTTGTTCCGAGAGGGCGGGCGTGACACCATCTACTCACGGGAAATCCCGAAGACGATTGACAAGGTGCGCGAGAGATTGTCGCGGCTTATCTCTGCCGAGGTTTTGGAACAAATAAAACTCAATACACAAACACTCAATCAATAGGAGGACGAAAGGATGAGGAATACCAGCGGAACGTACATAACGCTTTACTACCCCGATGCGTTATGCTTCGCATTTAACCCCGTTACGTTTAGAAGTGCCAACACGCTGTCAATGACCATTACGGCAACGGCATTCGGGCGAAGCGTGACGGCGACGTACCGAGGCATCGGAGAAACGGACTTCACAATCTTTGCCGACGTGCAGGGGCTTGTGCAGGCTCTTTGGAAAGACATCAACACGGAATTGGACTACGCAAGCAACGACCCGACGGACACGGGGGCGACGGTGGGCTTTAACGTCAGCGCAACGCACGTCAGTCAGCACACCGAAACGTTTAACGTGTCGTCGTTCATTGTGTGGGGTGCGCTCAATCCCGACGGCAAGGATGTTTTCAACGGCTACCGACGCGTGAAATGGTTTGCCGAATACCCGTTCACGATGGGATTCTACGCGGGCGGTGCTGGCTCTATACTATTCAGCAAGAACGAGAGCCTGCAACACTACGCAAGCATCGCAGGGCAGGGAATGTTCGCCGTGTCCTCGGATGAGATTCCAGACGGGGCTGACTACTCGCTCGTTTATGACTACGCGGGGCAACTGGCGCAGGCCACGTTCGACTCCACTTTCGACCTCACGTTTGCCTTGCAGGGTAATGCCCCGCAGACGCTTGTCATGCGTGTAGATATAGACAGATGCAAGTACAAAGACGTGGTTTATCTTCGTTGGATAGACCGCCACGGATTTTATTGCTACTGGCTTTTTGAGAAGCGCAACGTGCAGAGAGCGACACGGGCAATCATGGACTTCACGCGCCCCGATTTGCAGTCGTATGAGATTGGGCTGGGCTACCAGCGTGGAGCGGGCAGGCGGCAGGCATTCGCCCGAAACGACGTGCTCCCCGTGTGCGCCCCGTTGGTGGATGCTGGAATGTACGACTACATCTTTGACATCGCCACGTCTCCCGTCGTGGATATGTACACCGAGGGCGGCGAATGGGTGTCCGTGGGCGTGCAGGCTGGAACGTACACGCAGACGGATGAAAACCTGCAGGACTTCGTTGTTAACATTCTCTTACCAACTACACCGACGCAAAGATTATGACGCAGCAACTATTCATCGACGGAAACCTCGCGGACATCGAGCAGGACGTGTCCGTGGGGCTGTCGCTCAAATCAAACCTGCTGGGCGATATTTCCCGCATCGCAAGCAACCATACATATACGTTTGCGCTCCCTGCCACGGGCAGGAATAAGCGTTTAATCGGGTTTGCCGACACGCTGGCCGTACAGACTACATTCCCGTATCAATACCACCGCGCGGACTACTACCGCGACGGCGTGCCAGTTATTCAGGGCGGCAGGCTTGTGCTGCTGTCCGTAGCCGAGCGTATTGAGTGCGTCGTGACGTGGGGTGTAACCTCTGCACTCTCTGCGCTTGTGCAGTCTGGCGCAACGCTCCGCGACTTGAACGGCTCGGAGACTATCGAATACACCGAAGTGCCGACGCGTATGACGTGGGGTGATTTTCTCGCCGACACGACCTACGCCCCGTTGTATGCGAACGGAAGTTTTGCCGCCCCGCTGGATGATGCAGAACAGCAGGCAAAGGCAACGGCGAGGGGGTGGAATGCGACCTACATCCGACCCGTGGTGCGCGTGCCGTGGTTGCTTAACAAGATACAAAGCCAGTACGGGGTAACGCTGTCTTTCGGGCAGGACGAATGGGATGTACTTCGCCGTCTTGTTATTCCGTTGGTGGATGACAGCCCAGCCGCTCTCCCTGCTACCTCATCCGTAATGACGCTGGCGGAGCCTACATCGTCGGGCAGCGTGTGGCTGTTCCCGTTCTCAATGGATAACACGGGCAGCATCTTCTCATCGTACACAAGCGATGCCGCCTACGTCAGCACACCGAAGACGATTACTCTCTTTGTTAACTTCACGATGACGATGCCGCTTGTGTGGGCGTCGGTGCTTGCAACGAGCAATCATTTGCAGGTGCGCGTGACTGATGGCACGAACACCGATGAGCCGGACGACCTGCAACTGACATTCTCCGTTATTGAGAGCAACGGCGAGGAATGCGTCGTGCAGGCAAAGGGCGAAATCGACGTGACGCTGGCAGCAGGGCAGGGTATTCAGTTGCTCCTTGTCTCGGACAGCATTTTGTGGCATAACGAGAACGTCGTCACTCCATTTGTCGGGAAGACCATTTCGGCGGCTAACAAGTCCGACCATGTGCAGTTCGGTAGCCCGTACCCGATAACGTCAAACCTCCCAGAAATCAAGATTGTGGATTTTGTCAAGACGTTGTGCGCCCTGCTGGGCGTGTGGTGCAAACAGCCAAAGGGCAACGAACTGGAGTTTGTGCCCTACGGGGTGTTGGCAAATAATGAAGCGAACGCCCTTGATTGGACGTCTATCGTCATCCCGTCGTACTACGAGGAACGTCCGCAGAAAACGGAATACCGCGTTAGCGAATGGGCGAGAAAGAACTGGCTCCGATACAAGGAGAATGACGGTTACAACGGTGAGGATGATGCGTCGCTGAATATTGCCGACGATACGCTGGACGTGGAGCGGGAACTTATCACGCTACCCTTTGCCGCAAGCAAGACGAACTCGCTCGGGCAGGCAAACGTGCCCGTTTGGAAATTGTCGAACTACGAGCAACTGATGGTCGGCGAGGAAACGACGCCCGCCTACTCCATTGAGAAGCCAGAGCCGCGAATCCTTATGGCACGCCCGACGAAGACGCGCAGATATATCGGTGGAGGCGGAAGCAGCGACGACACGAAATCCGTGCAGTTGTCTATGGATGGGTTGCCGTTTAATGAGATACTGACGGCACGTTACGGCGCACTCGCCCGACACCTTGCATCAGCCCGATTGATAACCGAGCGCGTAAGGATGAGCGATGTGGAGTTGTTATCATTTGACGAAACAAAACCCGTATGGCTCGGCCAGTATGGGCAGACGTTTGCGGTGCTGGAAATCAATGCAAGCGCGGACGGAACGGCTGATGTAAAATTGCTAAAATTATAGGAGGATAAACAATGGCAGCAAATAGATACAGCGACACGCAGGAGATT